TAGCCCGCTTCAGCCCCACGATGGAGCTGGGCGTAACCGGCATCAAGCGTGCTGGCGGTTACATCGATGAGGAGTTCCTGCCTGCTCTGCGCGGGCGGAAGGCCATCCAGGTCTTCAAGGAGATGTCGCTCAACGACTCCATGGTCGGAGCGATGCTCTTCGCCATCGACAAGCTCGTCCGCGAGGTGGAGTGGAAGATCGTCCCGGCAGAGCAGTCCGACGAGGGCAAGGAGGCTGCCGACTTCCTGGAGTCCTGCATGGACGACATGTCGCACTCGTGGGACGACTTCATCGGTGAAGTGCTCTCCATGCTCGCCTACGGATGGTCGTGGCACGAGATCGTCTACAAGAAGCGGGTCGGTCCGTGGGAGACCGATGGCAAGAAGAAGTCCAAGTACACGGACGGTCGCATCGGCTGGCGCAAGATGCCGATCCGCTCTCAGGAGACGATGCTGCGCTGGATCTTCGATGAGAACGGCGGGATCAAGGCGCTGGTCCAGCTCGCCCCGCCGCACTACAAGACTGCGGTGATCCCGATTGAGAAGTCCCTGCTGTTCCGGACCTCGATCTCCAAGGGCAACCCCGAGGGTGTCAGCCTGCTCCGCAACGCCTATCGGTCCTGGTACTTCAAGAAGCGACTGGAGGAGTTCGAGGCCATCGGCGTCGAGCGTGACCTCGCCGGTATGCCGGTGGCTCGGGTGCCTGCGGACTACCTGACGGCCCAGAAGGGCTCCAAGCAGGAGAAGACCGTCCAGGCGTTCCGCAAGATGGTCCGAGGTGTGCGCCGCGACGAGAACGAGGGTCTGGTGCTCCCGCAGCAGTACGACCCCGACACCAAGCAGCCGCTGTTCGACTTCGAGCTGATGAGCAGTGGCGGGTCCCGGCAGTTCGACACCACCGGGATCATCCAGCGCTACGAGCAGCGGATCTTGATGAGCGTGCTGGCCGACTTCATCCTGGTTGGTCACGAGGGCGTGGGCTCGTACTCCATGCACACCGACAAGACCGGCATCTTCCGGGCTGCACTGAACGCGATCACCAAGGCCATCGCGGACACTCTGAACCGGCACGCGGTGCCTCGGCTGTTCTCAGTGAACGGCTGGAAGCCCAACGAGCTGCCTAAGTTCGAGCCCACCAACATCGACCCGCCTGACCTGCAGCAGCTCGCTGCGTTCATCACCAGTACTGCCGGTGCCGGTATGCAGTGGTTCCCGGACCCGGAGCTGGAGAAGTTCCTGCGCGACATCGCTCGCCTCCCGGAGATGACCGACGAGGCCGAGGACTACAAGCGCGAGATGTACATGCAGCAGCAGGCCATGGAGTACGCCAACGGCCAGATGCAGGTGCTCGGCATGAAGCAGAAGGCCGAGATGACCGCTCAGGGCTTCTCCCCCGAGCAGGCCGAGATGTGGTCCCAGCAGCCCACCAGTGAGATGCAGCAGCACGCCGCACAGGGTGAGCAGGACGCGGAGATGGTCCGTCGCCAGCACCCGGTGGGTCAGGAGGATCAGGTCATGCAGCAGGAGCAGATGGAGATGGCCAACCAGCCGCCGCCTGAAGATCCCAACGAGGGACCCCGCCACGAGCGCGAGAAGGAGAAGATGGCGCTTGCGGACAAGTCCGAGGCTGCCCGACACTCGCGGGAGAAGGAGCGGATGCGCCTTCAGGATGTGGTGGAGAATCGGAAGCACAAGCGTGACCTGGAGGCTCTGCGCCGCAAGGACTCCAGCGAGAACCAGCGGTCCAAGCGCGAGCGCCAGAACAACCGGAGGAAGCCATGATCAGTGCTTTCGGCATCGACCACGACGGAGAGATCGCCAAGCGACAGCGTGACCCCTCCCGTGGGGACAAGGCGTTCGGCAGTGGTGCCAAGACCGCTGGCGTGGTCGGCGTTGGCGCTGCTGCCCTGCTCACCCGCAAGAAGGCCAATGAGGTGGGGCTGATCGCGGCCAACCGGATGGCACGTCGCTCTACGTGGTCTGCCCAGCGTGCTGCTGCGATGCCTGAGGGACGACTGAAGCGTGGCCGACTGAAGTGGTCGCAGAAGCTTGGTGAAGCCTCTCGCAAGGGTCCGGGTGGCAACCACGATGTGCGGGAGTGGGCCGGTCGCGGCATCGTCGGTGGTCTTGCCGGTGGTACCGCTGGTGGCGCGGTCTACGGTCGCAAGCGGCTGAGCGCGAAGGAGAACAGCTGATGGGAGCCACCCAGAAGATGATGGCGCTGGCCGACCGCTCGGTCGTGCCCATCGCCACTGGCGCTACGGGTGCCCTGATCGCCCAGCAGTTCCCGCAGTCACGGGGCACGCTGAAGCCGATCAAGATCCGTGAGAAGAACGTCGGCACCAAGAAGCGCGGCAACCGGCACAGCAAGCGGGAGAACGGGAAGTTCGCTCCGGTCGTGAAGTCAGATGACCCGCTGTTCAACCACGAGGCTGCCAAGAAGGCGTACGACCTCGTGATGAAGGCGGACACCAACGAAGAGGCCGAGATGTTCGCCTACTTCGTGATGGCCGACATCCTCACCGAAGACATCACCAAGAACCAGCGCACCCTGCAGCGACACCTGGACGAGGTGGCCAAGCGCCGCATTGACCGGGTGAAGAAGGCTCTGCTCACCTCGGTCTCCAAGGGTGCCACCGAGGAGTCGGTGGCCTACGCACAGGCGCTGGCGGTGATCGAGAAGGCGTACACCAACCCGTACCAGACCGGTCACTACCAGTTCGATGAGTCCGACTTCCGGCGTGACCGGGGTGGTCGGTTCACCACCAAGGTGCAGGTGAACCATCGCAAGAAGCCGCTGCCTGACCGGGCTGCTCGCAGCATCGGGATCAAGGTGGACGGCAAGGGCTACCAGGGCTTGACCAAGGAGGAGAGGGCGCAGTACCAGCAGGAGTACCTGCAGATCGCGAACTTCCTCAACGTCACCTCACAGGCTGGTGGCGGTGACTCCATCCACCGGCTGATGATCCAGGACAAGGACGGCGGGCAGCGGTACTACAAGAACATCGACGGTCCTCCGAGGATCGGGGACTGGGACCCCAAGACCGAGCGCGTGGTCGAGGTGGAGTCTCGTCCTGCCGGTCTGACGCTGGGTGGTGCTTCCTACAACCTCGTCGGTGGGCTCTCTCGGGAGCACATGGACTCGATCAACACCGCCGAGGCCAAGTTCGGTGACTTCTCTCGGGACTGGTCTGACCCCGAGCGTGACCCCCTCAACCCCAACCACCGGCTCTACAGCCGGATCGCCACGGGCTCGCAGTTCGTCTCGGACGTGGCTCCGGACTCTGCACTGAAGACCCAGACCGCCGCTCGACTGGCTCGCGCTGTCGGTGAGCACGGCCCGCAGGCTGAGAAGGTGCTGGGTCCTGCGGCACGACGTACGGCCTACCGCTACCGGGGTGTGTCCAAGACCCCGGACAAGGCCGTCGTCCGGGACTACGACGCTGCGGTTGGTCGGGGCGAGAAGCCTCAGCTCAGCGAGGCCCAGCGCAAGCAGTTGGTCGCTCGCCAGAACCGTGCGGTGGCCAACTACCGGACGCAGAAGGCCAAGAACGCGGGCAAGATGGTCGAGACCATCTCTGTCACCGAGGCTGAGAAGAAGCAGGTTCGAGGCGACATCGAGCGCCGGTTCATGGAGCAGGTCTCGGTCAAGCCTGACCCGGAGGCGCAGAAGCGTGCGGTGGTTGCCGGTCTCGGCGGCTACCTGATGAACCACAAGCTGCGGCCCAACAAGATCCCCAGCCGCGACCTGTACCGGCTGCAGCTGGAGTCCGGGGGCACTCCTCCCTCCGAGGGCTTCCTGCTCGACAAGAACGGCAAGGTCGTCACCCAGGCGGTCGGCTACGGCGATGACCACTACCTGCCGTTCAACCTGAAGGAACTGAAGTCCCTCAACGGTGGCGAGTACATCCGGTCTCGCTCGGTGGGCGGTCCGACCAGCGAGGACATCTACACCGGCCTGATGGCCGGTGCCTCTCGCGTCACAGTGGTCAGCCGCTCGGGCACGTTCATCGTCAACTTCGATGACGACTTCAAGGGTGGTCGGCGCTACAACGACAAGGCCGCTCGGATGGTGCGTCGGTACCAGAAGCTCCTGGACACGGTGCAGTCCGAGGATCTGGAGCGCCCGACCTCTCTGGACATCGAGACCCGCAAGCGGATCATCGAGGAGGTTCGCAGCGAGCCGGGTGCTGCTGGGCTCTCGCCTCGGGACTTCCGCGATGAGGTCAACGGTCGCATCTCTGAGTACAAGTCCGACCTGTCCTCCTCCAAGGAGGACTTCGAGATGACTCAACTGGAGCGCACTCGGGACCTGTCCGACGAGGAGCGCAACGCCTTCATGGCTCAGGCCCGTAAGGACTGGGACGCGCACCACGAGTACAAGTTCCGGCTCAACGGCGCTGGCTACCGGGATGCGCTGATCGCTCTGGAGGAGCAGTTCCCGTACTACTTCCACACTGAGTACATCGCGCGTCACGAGACCGAGGAGGGCGTGTCCACGGTGGAGACCGAGCGCGACCTCGGTTACGTGGAGCCCGGACGACTGAAGCCCACTGGGGCCAACGCTGGTTGGCGTGGCACGGCCACCAACAAGGGGCCTGCCTTCGGCAACAACCGGCTCTCGGCGTCCCAGACGAACTACCAGCGCGGCACCTACGGCGCTGCCTCGGACCGTCCGGTCACCAACCGGGTCGGTGGTCGTCAGGCCACGGTGGAGCAGCGGGAGCGGGCTGCTGAGGAGAGGACCGAGGAGACCACGCCGACCACCGAGAACGGCAGTCTGACTCCGGTTCCGGAGGTCACCCAAGAGAAGGTCAAGGAGATCGAGGCGAAGGGCCAGGAGGGCTTCTCCCTTGCTGCTGTGGGGCTGATCAAGGCTCTGCAGGAGCACGCCAACCTGACGGACTCGGCCAAGTCCTACCTGCCGGTGCTCAACGAGACCGATGACGCCAAGATCGCGGAGTTCTTCAAGGACAAGAACAACGTCCGCAAGGCCGACGAGTTCCTGTCCTCGGCCTCTGACGCCATCAGCGCAGCCGATGCCGCGCCTGCTCTACAGGAGGCGTACACCAACTACCGCAAGGCAGCTGGGA